TTAATTTCTCTATTGATATCGAGTTGTGCTTGATTCAATTTTCGCTGTAAACCTGCGACAAACTTCGCGTTCGCTCCTCCGCCACCGCCACCGCCACCACCGCCGCCACCTCCACCACCTCCTCCACCGCCTCCACTGTTCCGTCCATTGCGACCGTTGCGACCGTTGCGACCGAACCCACCTCCGATCTGGATCTGGATCCCGCCGCGGCCGCGGTTGTTTCGGTTGTTCCGGTTGCGGCGACTGGGTCCCACAGCGGCATTCTTCGTTCCGACCGCGGCATTCTTCGTGCTCTTCGCCTTCTTATAAAAGCCTGGACCCTTATTCCCGTTGGCTTTGTACTCGTAATTGGATCTTTTACGGAATGCTTCTAGAGATGGCGCTGGAATCGACTTTAGGGCGATGAAATCCGGTTTAGGGTTTTGGTTTTGCGGCTGATTGATCAAACCACCCTTGTTGATCCTACATCCCAAACCCTTGTTCGTCATGCCGAAGATGTACTTCGGACCGTAACACCCTTTTCCCCTATCACCATTTTCCCTCAAAACGTAGCCCGGCTTCTTACACGACCTACTTAACATTCCGAGTTTATAGAATTCACGCTTTCGGCACGCTTTATTCGACTTGGCGGGGAAAAAGTTTTTGTTATTCTTGTTCGTGTACTTGTAACATCCTAACCCCTGGTCACCCTGTTTGAAGACGTACCCTGACTTACACTTTTTCGCGCTATTCGCCTTGACGAAGTTGCTCGAAGTCGGGGTCCTATTTTGCTTGTTGGAGCGGAACATGTTCAGTAGACCCCTGCCACCGCCGTCGCCGCCACCGCCACCGCCGCCGCGATTAGGGTTAACAGTACTTTTGTTTCGCATGAAACCGGGTGCGTTCCGGGGCATGACTTGACCGAGCCTCTCTCGAGGACGCGCGGGTCGGTTGTTGAAGTTGTTGCGACCTCCGCGGTTCACGTTGTTGTAGTTATTGCGACGACCTTCTCCGCGGTTCATGTTGTTGTAGTTCCTCCTCCTCCCTTCCCCCCTCAAAAATCCGGGTTTCGGTCGGCCCTTGAAAATACTTCCCTTGGGAAACCTCACACCGCCCCGATCCCCGCCGCCCAGGTTGCGGTTGCGGTTGCGATTCGCGTTGTTGTTGCCCAGGTTGTTACGGTTCGCGTTGTTGTTGCCCAGGTTGCGGTTACGGTTCGCGTTGTTGTTGCCCCGGTTCGCGTTGTTGGTGTTTCCCGGGGTGCGGTTGCGGTTCGCGTTGTTGGTGTTGTTGTTTCCCGGGGTGCGGTTGCGGTTCGCGTTTCCCTTGTTGTTGCCACCGTTCCCCGAGTTGCTATTGTTCTCCAGGTTCTTCTTCACCGCCGTGTTGGTCGAGTTCGCCGAGTTGTTTTTCTTATCGGGCGTGGTGAACCTGTTGATCACACCGCTTAAGAACCCCTTGTTCTCGGCGACCGCCTTAGCGGCCAAAATACGCTTCTTGGTAATCTTGACGGGTTCGGCGATCTTCAGTCTCTTCAACCTGGTCTTGATCGCATCGACCAAATCAGCCTTGGACCTGTCGTCGACTTTCAGGTTCTTGTCCAGTTTACGGGCGATCCTCTGGATCCTGGGAAGGGTCGTATCTTCGTCGAAGAGACGTTCGAAATCCCTCGCTGTCAGGGGACTTTTACGATCGGTCATGTATTTCCGCGACCGGTTGAGTAGCATGGGCGGTAGGGGTAACCGCCCAGCCTGAATATTTTTGCGCACCGCGCATATCTGTTCCTTTGTCAGTCTAAGGTTCTTACCCGTGTTGAGCTTAATCAGCTCCCGGAGACTATTGATGTCGGCGTCGGGATCGCATGCATCCATATAGTATAAACTGACAAAAAAAGTATCAGGTCGAGTACCCTATGTTGTATAATTTAATCTTTTCCTCGTACGTCATGGTAAAGTCGAATATGTTTACATCTCCTAGTTTGATGTCGATCTCCTTGATCGGTCTGTCGTAGCACACCCGATTCGAAAGCGCGGACCTGACGAGTGATTCCACGAATTCCCTGGGCGTCTCGATGTCATCCTGGTAAATTTGGTTGGTGGTTATTTTCATGCACGTGATCTCGTGGGGTTTCTTATCCAGGAACGGGGTCAGGGGGTACTCCTCCTTGGTCCCGCCGTCCACGTACGTCTTCCCCGCGTACTTCCCGCACGAGAATATGAACGGAACCGCCATGCTCATGCACACCGCATCGATCACCTTCATATCCGGGTGTGTATCCCTCGAAAAATACACCGTCTCCGAGGAGTTGAGACAAAACGCAGAGACGTAAATCTTCATCTCGACCTCGGCGAACGTCGGATCGGATCGACAGATCTCGACCAACTTCTTACGTATGGGGTGCATATCGACAAACCCGAACTTGGTGAAAAAGGAACTCAATTTAATTTTGAAAAAGTCGGCGATGTTGGTGGAGAGCGCGATTTCAAATATTTCATCCATTGACATCCCGACCGCCAGAAAAAGAGCCAGGATCGACCCAGCGGACGACCCGGAGATCTCCTTGACGTCCACGAGATCGGATTCCATCGCCTTGAGACGGCCGATCATGGAGAATATACCCATGCACGCCGGTCCCAACACGAGATATTTCATCTGCCTCCTACCTAGTAGAACTGAGGAAATTGACGACGCAAAAGCGCGAAGACGATCGCGTAGACGATCGAGTGCGTGAGTGCGGAAGTCACACTCGTCTGCCCCGACTGGAACACACCCTTGCTCCCCGGAGGTAAAGTAAGGAGAGCACCGGGGCTGAGAACCAGGAACAGAGACGTGCTGACGAGGAGATCGGTCTTGGTCAGGACGAGGCCCATGGCCTTCGCGATCATGCTGTACACGACAAAGAACACGAGTGCGTGGAAAAACACCGCGTGCGTGCTCGTCTTTTGGTTTGCGAACGAAAGCTTTTCCCCGTTGGTCGTGATGAGAACACCGGGGCTGAGCGTTAAAAAAAGAGCGGCTGGGATGGCGACGCGTTGAGCGGTGAGGTTCGGTAACATTTAATATACATCCATATAATTTTTACACAGGTTTAGAAAGCTATTAAACGTCGCCCCTCGCATCACCCTCTCGTGCAGACCGTTGTCATCGACCACGCGCCTGATATGTTTCCACACGTGCGCGAGTCTCTCTTCGAACCACTTCGTCTGCTCCTGATACTCCCACGTCACCCGCGGTACAGTATCGGCGTCGTGTTCCATGTGACAAAACTCCACGAAATCCACGAACCGTCCTGAGTGATGGATTCCTGCGTCGTAAAGGAGAAGTTCAATGGTATGCCACATTCGAGTGAGTTCATCTGAGTATTCGACTTCCCAATCTTCGATATTCAGAGGAGCGTCTTCGCGGGAGACATCTTCGTCACTGCCGTCAGCGTCTAATCCGGTGTTGGCCTCCCACACGTACTGACTCCACACCATTATACATCTTTAGGGGGCTTCTCTTTTATGCCTGTCAGAGAGAGACTCGTCGACTCCTTCGTCTGCAGGTTATCCTTGATGGCGTTTAAAGCTCCTTCGACCTTGACCTCGTCGCCGGAGAAGAAGGACATGAGACCGGCGGAGATGGCCTCCTTGTTCATGGTACCCTTGCGCACGGATTTGCGCAGGTTGATTTTACCTTTCCTGAGGTTGATGGTATCAATGCCCTGATCGACCATGGCTTTCTTCACGCGCTCCTTGAGCCGCTTCTCTTCCTGGTTGAGGATCTTGATATCAGATTTCGCATCGGAAAGTTGCTTGGTGAGCTCCACCAACTTCGAGACGGTGTCAGAGAGATCGTTGGATACGTTAGTCATTTGATTACTACTACGCTCTAATCTTTAAGTTGTTAGGCGCAGAGACCGCGCTGCATGAGATCAGGGACGATGGTGGAGTTGTTCCACACGAAGGGCTCCTTGGGGTTAGGAGGGTCCTTGCGGATCTGCTGGTTGGCGTTGCGAAGCGCGCCGCCGACGGTCTCGGGGAAACCGATCTGCTGGCGGGGATCGAGGAAGTTCTGACCCGCGAGGACGTCCTCTGGGGCAAACTGACCGAAATCCTCCTCGGAGGCGATCTCACGGGGGAGAAGAGAGGAGGCGAGGCCGGTGCCCTGGCTCATGCCGGCAGAGGGACCCGCGGCGGGACCCACGGAGGGACCGATGGACGCGTACTCGCGCTCGGAAATGGTGTAAGAAGATTTGGAGTTGAGATTGCAGAGGAGGAAGACGAGTGCGGCCACGGCGATCAACATCATAATCGATTGGTTACGACCCTTGAACATCTTTGTTATATATTAACAATTTATTTTTTACTGGTCCTCGTCATCGACAAAAGCGTAGTCGTCTGGGTATGTGTCGAGGATCGGCTCGGGGTGGAGCCTGACCTGGACGAGATTCCATGTGGCGGCGAAATTCTTTTTGGCGAACCAGAGCCCCGAGAATTCGAGGATGACGTCGCACGACCTGTCCTTCTGGAGAGATTCGATGTCGACCGCCTGCTGCTGGGCGTCGAAAATCTTGGTCGCGTCGATGCGCTCGCACTCGATCCTATTATCCGGCGACGCGCTGGAAGTGTACGCCGCCCTGATGACAGTCTCGGACAATTCCTTGCCGAACCATTCGGCCGAGTGCTCGATCGCGGCGTCGACGTTCTGTGCGTCGATCACGCTCACCTTACCGGCGTTCGATTCGGAGACGAGGTCGAGGAAGATCTCATCACCGACATCGGAGATCTTGACGCCGTTGAGCTGGATGAGTACCTTGCGTTTGGTATCGTTGCGGGCCTTCACGAAGCGGAGGCCGTCGTCGTTCTTGCTGATAGTATCGAAAATCATCTTATTGTACTGTACCCACGGCTCATCTTTTTAAGCCAACGAAAGGGATGGCAGCCGCCTTGTTTATGATCGCGTTCGACACCCACTTGTTTCTCCTGGGTTTGTGACCGTACAGTGTCCTGCGCACGTTGATTTTCTTTGGCAATTTCTTTCCCTTCTTCGGCCTGAGGTTTACCTCGTTTTTCACGTAAGAGTTGTCGATCACATTTTTCCATCTCAGCGTTTTCAAATTGAACTCCTTGTTCCCCGACGACTTTCGGTACCCTCGGACCTTGACGTCACTGGACGTCGTCCTCAGACCGTGTACGAAATGCCTCGAAAGCCGTTCCTTCGACGGGGTCGTCGTGTACTTTTTGTACTTGTACGGGTTGATCTTCGCGGCTTTGCGCATGGACACGCGGCCGTCTTTTTTCGTCGCCGGTCGCCTCCTGGTGATTTTAGTGCGAACGCGTTTGAAAATAGCCTCGATCGTATCGTCGTTCTTCACACCTTTGACGAAAAGCTTGGAGAGTTTCAACAGGCGTTGGCGATCCTTCTCTTTCTTCTCCGGTCGGAGTTTCAGTTTGTGCATCAAGTAAATATCCTCCACGAGAAACTCCTTACTGGCGATGAAAACTTTCCTGTCGGTGACCGTCTTACCGGTGTCGAGGTTGCGATACTTGACACCCCGCTGACGCGAAAGGACCACCTCGTACCCGAACTCCTTGGGTCGCATGAACGGGATGTCTAGGATCCCGCCTATCCTCTTGCCTTCGACCTTACCCGTCTTCGTGGAGAGATACTTGACGCGGTTCAAGTCCAGTGCGAAGAGCTCGACGTCGATGAACACGTCACCCGCGCTCGGTGTATCGTCCTTCCGGATCTTTTTCTTCTTGATCAGGACGAACCGCCTCGTCACCCACGGTCCCCTGGGTTCGAAACCTATACCCAGGAAATTGAAGATCCTGGCGTGTTTGCGCCGCATGGACTGGATTCGCCGTTTGACCCGAGTGTCGAGGCGTTTCGCCACCTGGCCGATTTTGTCCCACATGATCAGTTTCGTACCCTGGAGTTTACCAAAAAACTTGGGACTCACGGACATGCGCGGGACGAACTTCGCGTCTATGTCACTGGTCACGACCCTGTCAGTCTTACACGCGTACATGTTGAAAGCCTCACCACCGGAGATGACCAGATCACCGCTCGTCGCCATGTGACTCGAGATTTCACCCACGGCTTTTAGGATGATATCCCGTATGCTGTCGGTGATGAGGACGTACATGAATTTTTCATACGTCTTTGACGCGTGCTTCGACTTGACCCGGGCCCTGAACTTCTTCTGCAGACCCTTATCGAAGTACTCCTTGAGCTTCGCGTCCCTGAAGAATAGGTGTTCGTGTATGAACCTGTCCCTGGCGGACTTGCAATAGATGACTTCGTCCATTATTATATTGGGATATATTAATATGGTCTGCACGGTGATCGACGAGTGCAGATGTTACCAGCTCAGGGGTAACCCTAACCAGTTCTGCGGGGTGCGCAGGGGGGAGCGGGTGTTGCGGTGCCCGGAGGATTGCTGCGCAGGCGGGTGCGTCTCAGACGGTTCGAGACCCCCGTTCAGGTACATCGACGTACCTGACATCATCGACACAGAACCTCTCAAGACGATGGACCGAGACGTCGCGATGAACCACATATTACGTGTGTTCATATGCATGTGTGTCGTGCTCATTTTTGACTTAAAGATTAGGGGTCTAAGAAAGGTATAAGATGTCCCTCGAATCCATTCAGACCGAACTTTCCGCCCTCCGCGTCGATGTTAAGAACCTCGCCAAGCTGGTTCGCAAGATCAGGAGCACCCAGGATGACCCCGACGGCGAGAAGGCGAAGAAGCGCGCGGAGAACAACGGCTTCAACCGCAAGCAGGAGATCACCCCCGCGCTTCGCGCTTTCCTCGAACTGCCCGACGGTGAACTCGTCTCCCGCTCCGAGGTGACGAAGAGCGTCAACAAGTACATCACCGAAAAGGGTCTCAAGCACCCCGAGAACGGCCGCCAGATCATCATGGACGACAAGCTCAAGGAACTCCTCGCCCCGCCCGAAGGCGTGGTCGTCACCTACCTCAACCTCCAGAAGTACCTCTCGCCTCACTACGTGAAGAAGGCTTAAAAAAATAACGTTACATAGTATTAATAAGAAATGATCGATAAAGCTCAAATCGAGCAAGTTGTTGGTACAAAGATTAAGAATCTATCCTTGTACCAAAGAGCTTTCACTCATAAATCGGCGTTGAAAGAAAATGAACACCTGACCGAATCGTTCGAAACCCTAGAATTCATCGGCGATTCGGTCCTCGGATTCGTGATTACAAAATACCTCTTCGACCGGTATGAAAACAAACAGGAAGGGTTCCTCACGAAGGCGCGTACCAAGCTCGTTCGTGGCGAAACACTGGCGCACATAGCCAATCATCTGGGCCTGGGCAAGTACGTCATCATGGACGAGAAGGGTATGCGTAATAACTGGAACACGAACGTGAAAATCCTCGAGGATGTTTTCGAGGCTCTCGTCGGCGCCTTGTACATGGATATCGGTCTTATCCACGCGAAAGAGTTTATCCTTCGGTTGTACCAGGACCCGGAGGTCATCGACATGGGAACCATAATGATCGACGATAACTTCAAGGATCATCTCATGCGATATTGTCAGGTGAACAACTGGGAACTGCCGGATTACAGAGTCTCAGGGCACCACGAGGGGATTTTCTACATAGATATTTACGTCCAAAATTCATTTTTCGCTCGGGGTGCGGCGCGGTCGAAAAAGCAGGCGGAACAAAATGCCGCGCGAAATTATTTTCAAGCACTGAGCACGTACCGGAGTTACGATTTTAGTTAAAGAGTAGAGTGCATGACAATGTAAGAAGATGCACCCCAACGTGAAAGCCCTGATCGAGCGAGAATATGCGGCTCAGAAGTCCGAAGAGTGGCTCAAGCTGCGCGGTCACATGTTGACCGCGTCGGACGCGGCGACCGCCATCGGCAAGAACCCGTACGAAACACCCCATAAACTCCTGTTAAAAAAGTGCGGCCTCGGTGAAAAGTTCATGGGGAACGCGGCGACGAAACACGGCGAAAAATACGAGGACGAAGCCAGAATCATATACGAAGAGCGACACGGAGAGGTCGTCCATGAGATTGGCTTGGTCCCCCACCCCGTGCACACCTGGCTCGGCGGGAGCCCCGACGGTGTCTCCGAGAGCGGAAAATTGGTCGAGATCAAGTGCCCGCCGCAGCGCAAGATCATACCGGGCGAGGTGCCGGAACACTACATGCCGCAACTTCAGCTGTGCATGGAGATCCTCGATCTTGAGGAGGCGGATTTTATTCAATATAAACCGGCCGAAACGAATTGGCCGCTCCCCGAAGAATTTGATGTCGTCAACGTGAAACGTGATCGCGCGTGGTTCGAAAAGTACCGACCGATCATGCGGATAATTTGGGACCGAGTTATATATTACCGGGAACATATCGATGAATTGAAAATTTTGGATGAAGAAATGAAACCTAAGCGAGCTCCTAGAAAGAAAAAAGAGAAGCCTCCGATCACGTGCGAAATTCTCGAATTACCCGACGAGGACCCGTACGAAGATGACTGACGATCAGTATAAATTAGCGACCGCCGAATTAAATGGAAGATTATTTATACCGTACCAAAGAGACGGCGTCCAATGGATGCTTAAACAAGAAAACCGCGTCAACGGGCCGAAAGGTGGATTTTTATGCGACGAGATGGGGTTGGGTAAGACGGTTCAGTTGATCACGGTGATGCTCGGTAACCCGAAACAGCGGACTTTACTCATCGTGCCCAAATCCATCATCACGCAATGGGTCCAGGAAATCAAGCGGTTCGCGCCCAGCTTAACGGTGCAGGTCTTTGACGGCCCTAAGCGCCAGCTCGACGAAGAGCTCCTGGTCGACCGGGAAAAGCGGACGGTGACGATCGCGCCGTATTCCGTGCTCAGTTCCAAGGGTCGCAAACCGGAAGCGAAAACGCCGCTCCATTTTCCACGTTGGGATCGAATTATCCTCGACGAGGCCCATGAGATCAGGAATAAACGGTCAAAAATTTACAAAAACACGTGTCTCCTGAAAACGGAAATTCGGTGGATCGTCACCGGAACACCGGTTTTCAACTCGATGGAGGATTTCGTGTCGCTGTGCACGTTTCTCGGTCTCGATCGGAATTTCGTGCTCGCGGAACAACGCAAGATCAAGGACGATTACATACTGAGAAGAACCAAGGAAGATCTCGCCGCGATTAACGAGCGGTTGCGACTCCCGCCGTGTACGTTCGAGAACATCGAGCTGGACATGTTCGAGGAGGAGAAATGCCTGTACGAGTTCGTGTTCCAGGACGCGCAGAACACTATCCAGGAGGCGTTCAGGGAATGCACCTCGAGTTACAAGAACATGGTCATCGTGGAGTGTTTACTGAGGGCCAGGCAGTGTATGGTCTGGCCGCAGATGTACTACGACGGCGTCGCGCGCAAGAACGGCGTCGAACCCGAAAAGTGGACCGGTCGGTCGAATAAGATGGAGACACTTTTCGGCTTTTTGGACGAGCACCCGCGCGAAAAGGCACTGGTGTTCTGTCAGTTCATGGGTGAGATGAATCACATCCAGACGAAGCTCACCGCCGTTCCGGAAGAACTGGACGGTTACAATTCTGATGACAGTCTACTGGGATGCGGGCTGGATGCCGATCCCGACGCGGCTGAACGGAACAAGATTAGGGCTAAAATTCGCAGCGTTTTCAGGATCGACGGGTCGGTATCGAAGGAAACGCGTGTCCAGCAGATCGAGGCGTTCAAAGCCTCCCCGCCGGGTTCCATTTTTTTGATCCAGATCCGGTGCGGCGGTCAGGGTCTAAATCTTCAGGAGGCAACGCGGGTGTACATCACCGCACCGGCGTGGAACCCCGCGACTGAACTCCAGGCCGTCGGTCGGAGTCATCGGACGGGTCAGAACCATGCCGTTCACGTCAAAAAATTGATTTACAAAGAGTGTCCGAGATTCATCAGCGTGGAGCAGGAGATGATGGCGCTCCAGGGTCACAAATCTATCGTGTGCTCGGAGGTTTTGAACGACGAGAGGATCAAGACCCAGATCCCGACCGGGGGGAGGACGGCGAAAAAGATTTCTATCCTCGACATCAAAAATATTTTCCGCGCGTAATGTAATATAAAATGGGTTTCGTTAAAACGATCGGTTCTCGCGCTGAAGTTTTCCACGGCACAGCGGAAAAGACTACCTGGGGTAAGGACGGTCTCAAGAAGAAGGATCTCTTCAGGGGGCGCAAGGACGGCCGGATCAAGTCCAGGAAGGCTTCCAAGGCGACCAAGAAGTCCCTGATGGATAAGGATCACGGGTTCAGGGCTTACCGCACCGAAGCGAAGAAGACGAAGGGGAAGAAGTTCAAGGAAATGATGTGAGCACGAAAAATTTTCAGGGGTACTAGTAAGGAAGAATGTCGCTCGTTAAATGGCAAGACTCTGTGAAAATCGCCAAGGTCAAGTTGGGTTTAGACCCAAAGAAGTTCACCAAGGTGAAGGGAAAACTTCTTAAGGAGGCTCAGAAGGTGTATAGTATCCTGCTGTTAAAACAATCTAAATCTTAAACTGGAAACCTTTCAGGTTTTGCGGCTCGTAGACGACGAGTTGGTTAAGTTTCCACGTCAGACCGAACTTTCTGTTCAAGAAATACACGCTGTTGAGTTCAACCATCGCGTGGCCACTGTTTCTTGCGTAGAGACCGCTCCGGACCTCGTCTCGTATGATGTTCCTGTCTGCGTCGAAAACGCTCGCCTTGATACTGTCGTCAACTGTGGTGTCGACCTTGACGCGGAACTTCGGTTCGCGACCGGGGGCTTCTTTCACGTTGGAATTAAACATGGGGAGGAGCTCTTCCTTGGTCATCGGGTTCCCGAAGATCGCCTGGCTCTGATCGACCACAGCGTCGATGACCTTGTTTTCGAGCGCTCGGATAGATTCGTAAAAGCTGTTCATGTAACTATCCTCCTCGTCGAACCCCTTGATGGCGAAATCGATGTTGTATTTGGTCGGGCCGATCTCCGGGACGAACCCTGACACGCCGAACGGCATGTACATGCGCGGGAACTGGACGCGCATGGGCGTACCTTGCTTCGTGGCGAGTACGATGCGCTTGTTGTTGTACGCGTTGATCTGGAGGTTCTCGACCGCCTTATCCATCGTTCCTGTTTACTTATACCAGGACCCAAAACTTTAAGCGGAACACGCCACACAATCCGGCTCTAAGCTGAACTGGATGGGTCGCGCCTTCGCCTTTGAACGAAGGTAATACATACCGGTTTTCAGACCGGCTTTCCACGCGTACATGTGCATGCTCGATAGCTTCGAAAGGGTCGGGCTCTCCATGAAGAGGTTCATAGATTGAGATTGATCGATAAATTTACCGCGGTCCGCCGCCATCTCGATGATACACTTTTGACTAATTTCCCATACAGTTTTGTAAAGTTCCTTAATATCATCCGGAATATCTGTTATGTTCTGTATGGACCCGCCGGCTTTAACCATGAGATCTTTCATATCCTTCGACCAGAGACCCACATTTTTCAGGTCGTTCACGAGGTGTTTGTTCACCACGACGAACTCACCGGCGAGTGTGCGCCTGAGATAAATATTGGTCGTGTACGGTTCGAAGCACTCGTTGTTCCCCAGGATCTGCGCAGTGGACGCCGTGGGCATGGGTGCCATCAGGAGAGAGTTACGAAGACCCTTCATCTTGACGCGCTCGCGCATGGCGTCCCAATCGTAGCGACCGCTAAACTTCACGTCCCCCGTCCACATGTCGGGCTGGAGGATCCCCTCCGAGGCGGGCGACCCGGCGAAGCTATCGTACGAGCCGTCAACTTCAGCCAGTTCAGACGAAGCCTCCAACGCGGCGTGGTACATGGTCTCGAAAATGTGGGCGTTCAGCGTACGCGAATCCTCGCAGTCGAAGGGAAGACCGCACAGGATAAACACGTCGGCGAGGCCCTGGACCCCGAGACCGATCGGACGGTGGCGTATGTTGGATCGCCTCGCTGTTTCCACGGGGTAAAAGTTGCGGTCGATCACCCGGTTGAGGTTTTTGGTGACGATCTTAGTGACTTCGTGGAGCTTCGCGAAATCGAACGTCTTGAGTTCCTTGTTCACATATTTCGGGAGTGCGATCGACGCGAGATTGCAGACGGAAGTTTCGTCCTTGTCGGTGTACTCCATGATCTCGGTACAGAGATTTGATGACTTGATGACGCCCAGGTTCTTCTGGTTACTCTTGGCGTTACACGCATCTTTGTAGAGCATGTACGGAGTCCCAGTCTCAGTTTGAGATTTGAGGATAGCCTTCCAAACGTCAGCCGCCGGGACGGTCGCGTTCGCCAGTCCCTCTTCCTCGTACTTGGCGTAGAGCGCTTCGAACTCGTCGCCGTAGCAATCAGAAAGACCGGGCGCCCTGTCGGGACAGAACAACGACCAGTCGCCGCCCTCCTCGACGCGCTTCATGAAGAGGTCGGGGATCCACATGGCTGAGAAAAGATCGCGGCACCGCGCCTCCTCGTCGCCTTGGTTGAGACGAAGTTCGAGGAAATCCATGATATCGGCGTGCCACGGCTCGACGTAGACGGCGATGGACCCCTTGCGGCGACCGGCCTGGTTGACGTACCGCGCGGTCGCGTTGAACACGCGGAGCATGGGAATGATACCGTCGGATTGGCCGTTCGTGCCTTTGATGTGGGACTTATTCGCTCGAACGTTGTGGATGTGCATCCCGATTCCACCAGCCCATTTGCTGATCTGCGCGCATTCAGTCAATGTACCGTAAATGCCGTCGATGGAGTCAGCCTTGTTCGCGATCAGGAAACACGAGCTCATCTGGGGCCGGGGCGTACCCGCGTTGAAGAGTGTGGGTGTCGCGTGGATGAAGTACCCCAGGGACATCTTATCGTACGTTTCGAGAACCGCGGGGACGTCCTTGCCGTGGATGCCTATGGCGACGCGCATGAACATGTACTGCGGGGTCTCGATGAGTTTGCCGCTGGCCCTCTGAAGGTAGCCCTTCTCGAGCGTCTTAATCCCGAAGTACCCGAACTCGAAATCACGGTCGTTTTTGATATGTTCCTTGACCTGCTGGGCCACCTCGACGACCTCGTCTGTGATGATCCCCGCCTTTTGGAGTTTGCGCATGGCGAGGTGGAAGTTGTTGGGGCACACCTTGTGGATGTTACTGGCGGTGATTCGGGTCGCGAGGACTTCGTAGTCGGGATCGGACGTGATCATACCGACGCAGATCTCGGCCGACAAAGTGTCGATCTCCTGGGTGGTGATCTCATCGTACATGGAGGAGAAAACCTGCTGTGCGATCTTCGAGGAGTCGACATTCGGAGAGAGTCCGTATGATAAATTCTTGATCCTGGTGGTGACGTTATCGACGCGCATATCCTCAACACGACCAGAGCGTTTTGTGACCCTCATCCTTTTATATCTACACTGCTCAATTTATTTTTATATTACTTCATGCACTTCTCGAGGTCCCCACTCCTGACGGTGGCCGGACCCAGGGTTTCAAATCGGCGATCCGGCTGGGTGAGGTACGTGTTCACGTAGTACGGACCGGTTTCGCCGGGCTTCGATACCGGGGGGTACGACCCGATGAAGCAGGCTGGGGATTTGCACGAGATATCTTCCACGATAGTCGGCTTGGAATCGAAATCAGAAAAGTCAATGGGACTCAGCATTTTAATATTTACATATATTTTTTTGTTCGACTATAGTAACAATGCTTCACCTCGATTCTCTGAAGCAGTGCGAGACGCCACTCAACAAGCTGTTTTTCTCTGCGGTCAACAAGGATCTCATCCAGCGCGGGATCCGCCAAACCTTTAAGAACCGAACGGGTATCGCCATAGACTACCAAAACCCCGACGACCTGTACAGCATCATGCGCGCCGTGTTCATCAGTAACTCCGGCGACCACTACCAAAACGTGAACAATCAGGTGAGGGACCTCAACGTCCGCGTCATCGACAGTTCCCTCACCCAGGTCCAAACCGGCGTGTCCCAGTACATGGC